TGTTCTTGTGTCATCACATTCCCATCGGCATCTTGCAGTTCTTTACCAGCTTTTATGTGTGTTTGAAACTCAGAGTGTTCTGCTGTACAAGTAAGACGACATAAACCATCGTCATCAATGCGAGCAAAGATTGTAATATCGTCTGTTTCTTTAATAATTTTATAAATCATAGTTCAGCACTCCAGCCTAAATATGATGCGTTTGTTAAGTTACCTAAACAAGATTGTCCCTGAACAAAATTATTTAATGATGTCATGCCAACAGTACCAGCCGTTATGTTTGCTCCGTCAAAAGTAGGAACTGCTGTGCCAGTATATAATGAGCCGCCTTGACTGAGAACTCTGTAGTTTGAAGCTGTTCCTGTTTGTTCTAATGCAGAAGGAGATGCTCTCATCGGAACTGGAAACGGAAATATAAGTAATGCATTGCTAACAGTATAAGTTATACCAGTTCCAATATATGTATTTGCAGAAGCAGTAAATCTGTAATAATAGCGTTGTGCTAATTGCAATTCAGTTCCATAAGAACGCACATCAAAGCTAGTAGCTGTAGAGCCTACCTCAAGCTGAACTCCTGTGACATACCATGTGGCATTAAGAGTTCCAATAACAGATACCGCACCTGTTGCCGATAAAAAATTAGAACCAGACCATGCTCCAGCAGTACCACTAAATGAAGAACCAACACCTAGACCAAAGAATATTTTTAATCCAGCACCATTGTCAGTTAGCCATGTTCCGCTAGTATCGCCAGCAATAGTAATTGTTTCAAATTCCCATGTATCTGCGACTGAAATTGTGTAAGTAAACGGATAAGAACGATTGTTTGCACTATTTCTAAATGAGCCACCAAAAGTGCCTGTTAACGAACTGCGTACCCAAAACGAAAGGGTTACTGTTTTTGCATTAGCTGTACCCCAGTTTAAATCTGCAACATTAAAACCTTCAATCGATTGGCTAATCCCAGCATACTGAGAGGCAATTGAAGTATCTGCTGTAGTTGTAGTCCACTTTAAAGAATTTATAAAGCCAGCAGGAGCATTTGTATCTCGTTGTGCAGAATAAGCACCATCCGTATCTTCAAAAACTATAAACCTATCAACAGGATATGCACCATCTGTTGTAACTGCACTACCAGCATTACGCTGGTCAATCACCATCGCACCATTGATGATGCGATTCTTCATATTAACGGATGGTGTTACCGCATTAGCAGTAATACTCCCGTTGTACATGGGAGTTGTTATTCCTAGACTTCCATCGATAGTTACTGGTGGCATTATTTTGCTCCTAACTTATTGGCTTGTTCAGCCTTAAATGTTTCGTATGCTTGGCGAACTTCGGGTGTCCATGCCGCATTGCAAATGTCTTTGACCTTTTGTTCTTGACCGCTAATGTCGGAATCAGGAGTTAATACCCAACGATGGAATGTGCGAGCAACAAATTGACCATCTCGCTCAATAACAGTAGCTTGGCGAACTTGGATATTCCAATCGTTTACAACTTCAATTTGGTCAATGTTTGTGTTTTCTGTAAGTGCCATAATTAATCCGTATAGTAAGATGCATTTAAATACCAAGTTATTGCAGTTCCCATTTCTGAAACTGCTATTGGTAATGGTGCGGAATCAACGCCAGCCGCAGTCATTCGATACATATCAAATCTAGTATTATTGTTTGGCACAATAGCTTGAACATTTATAAATGATGTTCCTGATGGGTTATACCAACCAGACCAATTAGTCGTTAATGGAAAACTTGCAGATGCGGCACTTGTAAAAGGTAACCCATTTATGTAAGCGATATAACCACCACTTAAAGTATTTTTGCTAAATGACAAATAAACTTGAACAGTTACAAATTTACCAATTTTTGTGTATCTGCCATTTTGATTGGTGTATGTCGGACTTCCTGTTGTTCCACCGCTAGTTCCCAAAGTAGGTGTAAACGTTCCCTCTTCATAATCATCTAGCGTATTAGCGTCTGTGCTTGCTGATTGAGTAGCTGGGAATGTAATACCAGCACCGCTAGTAGATGGGGTAGCGTTACCCACACCCAAGCAGTTTAGGATTTGAATACCCTCGTTGGTGTTTACTTTTAGAGCAGTTGTGCCGTTAGATTGAAGTTCAATCTCACCGCTTGTATCGGCACTTTGAATCAGCCCTGTGCTGGTGCTGGCATTTATCAATACGGACATTATGCTACTCCCTTCGGATACTTAGCCTTGACCGCCAAGCAGTCAGCAATGTATTTATCAATCTGTGCTTGGTCACCCTTTACTACACCATCAATGTAATCGGTCATGGGTGGGTATTCTGCGGCTCGTTTAGCAATATAAGCATGAGCATCTACATAAGCCTGTACTGCATCTTTATCGTATGCGACTTCGTTGCCGTCTTTGTCATAGGCTTTATCGCCATTAGTGGTAAGAACTTGTGGATATAGTTTATAAATAGCTTCAATCATGCCGCAATCTCCAAAGCTGTAATTGTTGAACCAGTAACAAAAGTAGTATCGTTACCACGCCTGTTCACATATCCAGTTCCAGTTGTTACAAATTGTTGTATTTTGTAAGTTGTAGCAGAAGTGGTCGCTGGCGAATCTAAAAATGAAACGCTAGTGCATCCTAAATTATCTCCAGCACCACTTGCCCAATCAGCGTTATAACCTGAAACATTATAAGTTCCACCAGTTCCTACACCTATTGCTGTTGAATCACGCATTAAACGAACACCAGTTCTAGCACTAGAAGCAACACCTAGCCAAGTGCTTACTAATATAAGAATTTTGCTTGATGCACTTGTAGGTGTAATTGATAAAGAAAAACCTGTTATATCCACAAAACTTGTGCTCGTGGTTGAAAAAGTGTCATTTTTAAGGGTGCTTACCACTTGCAACACAGAACCAGTAGGTAATGCGGCTTTAGGAATAGACTGACCGCTAGAGCCTGTGGTTAGGATTGTTCCTGATACGGCTGGTAAGGTTAATACAGTAGTACCAGCAACGGCTGGTTCTTGTAATGTAACGCTACCCGATGTTGAGCCTACTAAAACAATACTCATAATATTACCCACCTTTGTCCTGATGCAACTGTTACTGAGAATCCGCTAGAGATTGTGATTGGCCCAACTGACAGGCAATTGTTGCCCGATGTCGTTGTAATGTTTTCAGCAATCGTGGTGCTGTTATAAGCAATTGCTTTAGTAGCAGCTGATCCAAAGTATTGACCACCAGCTACGGCTGACGTTGTAACCGATGTTACTAATCCCTTGCCATTAACTGTAACTACAGGAATAGAGCTAGATGAGCCAAAGGTTCCAGTAGTTGAGTTGACTGTGGCTAATGTCAGAGCAGACGATCCAGCAGAGCTAGTCGCATCACCAGTAAACGCTGGCAGTCTGGCTGCACCGAGTGTGCCACTAGAGATATTGCTTGCGTTAGTGGTATCAGTTGTTGCCGATGCAACTAATCCAAGGTTTGTCCTAGCTGTAGAAACAGAGGCTAGATCAGATAAGTTGTTTGCTGAAGAAAGAAAGCCTGTGCCAGATACATAGGCAGCTACCCAAGCAGAGCCTGTATATACTCGCATCTCACCAGCGACAGAGTTAAAGTATAGAGCGCCACCAACTAGAGCGTTGCCGTCATTGTCTAATGTAGGATTGCTTGTCTTGCTACCGAGATATCTATCATCAAAGTTATCGTATGCTGCTAGTGTTGCATCACGAGCTGCCTCGGCTGCGGTCTGTGCGTTACCAGCTGCGGTAGCGGAGTTGGCTGCGTTGGTTGCGTTGGTTGATGCGTTCTGAATAGCAACAATGTTTGTAGCGTTTGTGTTAACCGCTGCAATGTTTGTAGCTACAGTTGTTACGTTTGCAGATACACCGGCTACAGTTGTTACGTTACTAGAGATACCAGCTACTGTAGTCACATTGGCTGATATCCCAGCCACAGTCGATACGCTGGAGGAGACTCCAGCAACTGTAGTCACGTTGCCTGAGATGCCAGCAACTGTATTGATGTTGCTTGAGTTGCCAGCAACCGATGTGACGTTAGCGCTAATCCCAGCAACTGTGGTTACGTTACCCGATATCCCAGCAACTGTATTAATGTTTGAATTATTACCAGCAACTGTGTTAACGCTTGCTATATTTGTAGCAACAGTATTGATGTTTGCTGACTGAGCTGCGACTGTAGTTACAGAGCCAATGCTTGGGCCAGCCTCTGGGTTACCAGTTGTTGCGTTAAAGGCTAAGACTGTACCAGCACGAGTTGCCTTAGCTGGCAAGGTCATGTTGATGTCAGTCGGATCTACTACTGGAGCCTTGAGGCCACGCTCTGCGGTCTCGGCTACTTGCTGTGCGTAGATTGTCTGGGAGTCTAGGTCAGTATTAAGGGTGCTGGCGAACAAGTCACCGCCTGTCGTATAGTCGCTAGTGCGTTGAATTGCTCTTGCGCCAACAATCGTAATATTGCCTGTGCCAGCGGTTACTAAGGTAATTGATCCTGTGCCATTAGCATTGATGGTTACGCTGTAATCTGTGGTCAGAGTCAGCAATGTACTGCCCCGATATACAGCGATATCGGTATTGGCAAGAATTTCAAACGTAAACGAGTATGGCCCGACACCAGTATTGGTGTAGACCACACGTCTTGCTACGTTAGATATCGCATAATCAGCCATAATATTTCCCTAATCTAGTTGATTTTTTCATAAAAGTCTATCGCTTGTATTTCCCATAATCACGCTTTGCTTGCTCTACATCTCTGAACGCCTCGGCAAGATCGGGATCTTCTGCAATTAATATCTTCTTAGCCATGCTATATCTATCCGATATCTCTTTGCTAATAATCGACTGAGCTTTACCTAAGTCAACTGTTGCCAAATCTTGCAAGTTCTGGCCAAGACTCTCAACTGCTTTTGCTAATGAACCATCTTGGGTTGCTATCTCAATCCAGCGGTTGTACTGACTAGCGGACAACTTGATGCCTTCAATGCTTTGGTTTGGTATATACATTGGAATGTTGTACTCAACCAATACGGCATGAGCTGGGCTGAACTTGCCATCCGATAACTTTAGGGGATTAAACATCTCATAAAGGTTACCTTTTCCAACCTTTTGTACATCACCAGTAATTGGGTCAAATTGACGTGGCAAGCTGTCGGATGTCAAAGGATTGCGAGACTTGTAGTAATTGACTGCCTCATAGAATCCACGCACCGCTGGCTCAACTAGGTCTTGCTTAAAGCCCATCTCGCCCGGCATCGTGTTGGATCTAGTTGGATCAACGATACGCTCAATCGCTGCCACAAAAGAACTGTGTGTTCCCAATGGCGATCCACCGATAGCAAACTCGGATACTTGCTTCGATGCTTTCTTGATTAAGTCATAAAAAATGGATGGGGCATCTTTAGATCCAGAGGTGAATATCTTGCTGATATCGCTAAATCCTTGGAGCATTGGTTGCTCTGAGAGATATTGGTATATACCAATGGTAGCACCCATAGCCATCTTCTCCATGTCTGTGCCACCATGAGTCATCTGTGCATACTCGCCAGCTGTAGCACCGATTCCAAGCAATGTGGCAATTGGCTCTAGACCAGCATAAGAAATATAGACTTTGTCTGGACCATACTTAACTGACGTAATCTTTTCAAACTCAGCAAGCAAGTCAGGATCTACATCAGCCTTATTAAATACCATTGAGTATTGTTGCCAGCCTGTACCCTCTAATGCCTTCTTGTCATCCATCCGCATTGGGCCGTAGCCTGTCAGCTTGCCTTCAAATGTACCAGCGCTGACTGAATAAATCATTGCACCGCCAAGGGTAACACGAGCCATTGCTTGGTCTCTGCGAATACCGCCAGCATTAAAGTCACCCCAGAATCGTGGGCTTGCAAAGTTTAAGCCTGGAGTTCTAGCCATTGCCTCTAAAGCAATATTGGTTGGAGTCTTAACGAATGGTACAAATATCTTAATTAATGGATTCTGAGCTGCTGACTGCAAGCCTTGTAATGACTGCTCTAGCTCACGAGTAAACGTAACTGTACGAGATACAGCCTTAGCAGCCTCGTCAATATCTGGTGTTGGGTTGGCAAGTAAACTAGCTGTTAGGTCAGATGCCTGTTTAGCTGCCTCATCTGGAGTAAGGCCAGACTGTATTAATTTTTTATATGTTCTGTCACCTTCTCGAACTGCAAGAGCATTTAACTCCATGCGATAGCCAACTGCTTTGTAGAACTCATCCTCTGCCATAAGCGCTCTGCCAGGCAATGTAACGAACTTGCCCCAATAACGCAATGCGTTACTAAGCGCTTTGCCTGTCTCAGAGTCACCAAAGTCAATGTCAAATGCATCTCGCCCAACTCGGCCAGTTTCAATCTTAGTGAATGGATCGGTTGACGTATTCTTGACAAATGCAGTAGCAGCTATTTCTCCACCTTCTCTGATACCTTGCAAGAACCCGGCAGCCTGAGCATATACCTCATTCATTGAGATAGCTTCTTCGCCACCTTTAAATAATAGGTTTCTGCCTTTGCCAATAAAAGATGCAACAGCTCGCTCTGGCATCTGTAATGCACCAAAGAATAAGTTACCCGCCATATTCTTGGCATGGGTTACTGGGCTAGATAGCAGACCATTAATCCAAGTAGAGAACCACACATCTTTAAGAGTTCCTGATATTGATTTATCTGCAAGCTCTGCCATTGCAGCTTTGCTTGATAGCGCTGTGTACTTATTGGCTAGGTCAAATGCAGACTCAATGCCACCAGCCTCTGTCATTAAACCAGCAAGCATCTCACCTCTGTTAACTGATGACTGTCTGGCTTGAGAGAAAATGCCAAGGGATCTAGCAATATCTACTTGTCTACCTTTAACCGCCTTAGCAACAACACCCTCATAGGCAATGGCTTGCAAGAACTCTGAAGACAACTCGTCTGTTAGTGTGCCGTTAGCCTTAGCCTCTTTAACCTTTAAGCCAAGGTCATATGTTCTCTTGCTGGCATCAGACTGAACCAATAGCATCTTGTATGCTTTGCCATAATCAGCCTCTGTAGCCACGCTTGGATCTATCAGCCTAGCAACAAATGCCTCATCGTATCCCTCAGCAGATGCCTTAGCAGCAAAGTCTGTATAGCTAATTCTCTCAAACTTATCTGCGCCAACTGACCTAGCGACAGCTTCAATGTGCTGCTTAAATGTATCTGGGCCATCAATCAAATCTAGGTTAAACACAGTCTCTGGCACACCAGCTGCAACCTCTGCTGACGTGGGTGAGGGTTTACCCGTAGTCGGCATGGTTGGAGTGGCTTTTTCAATAGCTTCTGCCTGTGCTGGCTTGGCCTCTTTAATAACGCTATAAGGCCCTATTTTCCCTGTCTCTGTACCTTCGGGTAGGATAGGTCTTTCTGTGCGCTTAGGAGCCTTTTTAACTGCCCTCCTAATCATTGATTCAAACCCAGCTACTTGGGTTGGCTCAAACTCAGGATTCTGGTCTGTTAATGCAGTAGGATCTAATGGCTCGGATTCTGGTGGCAGCGCAGCAACATCTTGCTCTACTGTAGAGAGTTCATCTAACCGCTCGTTTAATGGCTTTATAGACATTATTTATTATCCTCTTGTTGCATTGCAGCGCCAGCTCCACCTACAGCAAATAATGGTTGACCTTTAGTTAAAACAGATTCTTTCATTTTAGGGGTAATGTCAATGTACTGGACTTGAGCTTTCATGTCCTCGCCCATCATATTTTTGTACATTGCATTTGGGGTAGAAATCTCTGTCATGCCAACTTTAGCATCCCACTTCTTAGCGTACTTGTCTAAGAACTTAGGTAGGATTTGGTCGTAAAAACCTTTCATGCCTTCACCGCCAACTTGGAGGTCAAGACCACTAAATACCTTTGTTCCGCTACTTACAGATTCACTAGGATATCCTTTTCCTTCGCCATTAATAATTTTCTTAGCCATTTCTTTTCCAACCAAATCAGGCAACTCTTGTTCAGTTACTTGTCTTTTTAGAACTGGCATATCATTTTTATCAACAGCAACAACTTCATAGTATGGTCCATCACCCAAACTTAAAGTTAATTCATCATCCATTTTTTTATAAGCAAGCTCATTAATCTGCTTACTCAAGTCATATCTCTCAGCCTGAGTCTTGCCAGTAGTAAACGCTACTCGGTCATAGCCACCCTCTGATGCAAGTTGGATAGCACGCTTGAGGGCAAGCTCATGCCATGTGGTTTTGAATGGTGCATCAGGAACTAATTTGTCTTTATTAAAGGCTTTTTGTGCTATTTCTGTATATTTTTCTACTTCATCTAAATACTTTGCCATGCCATTAAAATCGGTACTTCGCACTAAAGATGTTGATAATTTGTCAGCTTTTGCTTCGGTAAAACCATTTTTTAAAAAATCTGCTTTAATTGCTTCTCTAGCACGAGTTGGAAGATTAAATTCATAATCATGCAATTCTTTAACTGCATTGCTAGTTTGGTAACCCTTCTTGCGCCCAGCTTGATGCCAATCAGATTGCACCTCTTCAACAAATAGCACTTTCTTGCCGTCAGCATCTACTCGGTCATTGACTCGCATATGGGCTAAAATATTGGGTTGGTCAAAGTGGCCAGACCTAAATTCTGGGCTTGTTTCTCCTCTAAGGCTTGCGTCATAGCGCTGAGCAAGAGCTTTGTACTCAACATCCTCAACTGGAGTGCGAGTCTTATTGGATAAGTCATTTAAACGGCCAATGTCTTTAGGGTCAAACTCAGGATTCTTGCTTGGCAAAGTCAGCAATATCTCTCTGTAGTTCTTGCCGCCTGGTAGGGTGTATTTAGAGAATTTGGTTGTATCTAAATCTAGCAACTTATCTGCTTCACGCTCTGGGCCTGTATAAATTACCTCTCCAGCCTTATTAACTACATCGTAATAGTCTTCATTTTCTGGACTATTAACAGAAAACTTTTTGGTTAGCTTTTCTGTTCCAAGACTAACTTCTTTAACCTCAACTCGATTTTTATCTAGGTATTCTTGAACCTCAGCCTTGGTAACTGTTTTCTTGGACTTTAAGAAGTCATCTAAGCCAGTCCACTTAATCTCTTCTGGCTTAACTCCAGGAGTCTTTTCAATCTGTTTTAGGAATTGCTCGCCAGTTCCCTTTGGTTGTTGGATAGAATTTACAGCCTCTTTAGCTGCTGAATAGAATCCAAGCTCGCTAACACCTTCGCCAACCATCTGCGTACTCATGCCAACTGGCATACCCTTGGTAGCCTGTACTGCTTTAGTTGCGCCCTTAACTACCTTTGGCACATCCAACAATCCTGGCGCTGGCAAGAACTCTCCAACAGCCTGTGCTACGTCAACTGTCTTTTGGCGCTCTGCTGCATTTGGTGCGCCAGCTGGTACAACTTGAGGCAATATATTGCTTTGCAAAACCTCTTCAGAAGTTGGGAACATACGCTTTCCCATTACAGCCTCTGCGCCCTCTTGATTAATCAAGTCAACAATAGAGCGGATGTCTCCAGGCAATCCAATCGCAGCGCCTGTAGCGCCACGCATTGCACCAGCCAAAGTATCCAATAAAGCAATTAATGGTTTATCTAAACCACCAGCTTTAGCGGATTGTTGCGGAGTAACACCAGCTCTGCCAAGACGAACCCCAGTTTGTGGAACGTCAGACGTTACTGGACCAGCAGCCAACATCGTATCCTCTACAGGCATCTCGGTTGGCAAGACAGAGTCTTTAGCCAAGTCATCCATGAATCGTTGGTCAATCATTTTTGAATAGCCCTTACTTGTCTCATAATCTTTTTACGCACATCTTCGTTTTTAACACCAGCACGTCTTAAATCTTCATCAGTCCAATTCTCTTTGTACTCAAGACCATTTTCCTTGGATATGTTTTCAAGACCTTTCCTAGCTGTTTCTTTTGCGATAACAGAATCAGAAATTTCTTTTTCTTTAACAAGGGTCTGAGCAGCTTCCATAGCATTGAATGGCAAACCAGCAGTTAATGCCTCTTGTTTCTTTTGTGCTAATGTTGCCTTGGCTCTAGATGCTTTTGCTTTGGAATCCTCTAAGCCTGGCGATAGCGGATCATTAATGCCAAGGGTGTTGTCAATAAACTGTCTAGCAGCGCCCATGTCTTTCTCGTTGCCACGAGCAATCTTCTTGAGGGTGTTTGCCTGTCTCCAAGATATCTGACCATTCTTAGCAAGGGTATCTATGTCATTCTCGCCCAACTTACCTCTGTCAGCCTGTGACTCAAATGTGCCATAGTTCTGTGGATTAGCACCAGCCAAATCACCATTGAGCCAAGCCTTGCGTTTTTCATCTGGCAATGTAATGCCTAATGCTTTAGTCCTTCTGTAAGCCTCTGAGCCACTAATTTTGCCAGCATATAAATCATCTTCAATCGTATTTAATTCATCAACATTTTTTGATGCATTTAATTCGCTGGCACGTTTCCACATAACAGCTTCTTCGCCAGTTCTGTCAATATATGCTTTCTTTAGTTTATCTCTGTCAACTGTTTTCATTACTTCTGACAACTTACCAAAGTTACCAGACTCAATTAATTTAATTGCTTGGGATGGGGTATCGGCAAATGTTGGGCTTGTTGTGTAATCAACAATAGCGTTTAGAACTTTTTTGTTAAATTCAGCCATGCTCGATTGAACAAACTCTGGTCTACCAGTTTGTGATGCAATATCAAAAACTCTAGACCTTTCAACTTTAATTCTATTTGCAAGCATTGTTGGGTCATTTTCAGTTTTCAACGTACTTGCAATAATTGTTGAAGTTGCTGCTAATGAATCATTTGCTAATGCAATTTTTCCCTCAGAAACAATCTTTGAAAAATTCTTGGTTGCTTGTTCATATACTGTATTACCAGCAGTAGCCATAGAGCTTCTGAACTTTAAGCCCTCCTCAGCATCTACAGCGCTAATTGCTCTAGCGTATCCAGCTGTCAATGACTTGATGGTGGTTTGTACTTCTTGTAAGTTAAATGTTCCCGTTTCTACAGTAGCGCTTAACTTAGCCAACTCTTGACGGCCAAGAATCTCTAGCTCGCTACGCAACTGGCCAGCCTGTACTTTTCTAGCAGCATCACCAAATATTGTGCCAGGTTTTGCAAATAACTCAGATGGGCTTTTGCCCTCTTCCATTGCCCTCATTACTTGCTCTGCGCTAGGCATATTCTCAGCGCCATACTGCAAACCTTCACGTCTTGCTTTTTCTTCGGCTTCTTTAAAAGCAAAGTTTGCTAATCTATCTAATGATGCATTAATACCTTGAGTCATAGCAACTGACTCTTTGATGTTGGCAAAGTCTAGACGTGGAACGTCTGCTGGCAGATAGCCAGTTGATTGATAGCGTGGAAGTTCAGCCATTAACTACCCCAATCTTCACCAGTTGTACGGAACCCGCCATCGCTTGGCTTTCCACCAAGTTTTGCATATGACATTCCAGCAGATCCTAGCTTACCAAAGGCATCAAAGTAACCAGCCTGTTCAGCAATCTGTCCAGCACCTTGATATAGACTTGATTGGATAAGACCGCTACGTTTTGTCATATCTGCATTAGACAAAGCAAACACAAACTCTTTGCCACCTTTAGTATTGTTTACTTGCTGTATTAATCCAGCCGATCCCTCAAAGCCTTGTGTGCCACCAGCAAAGCCACGAGCCACTACAGCTGCGTTAGCTTGGTTGGTACGTCTAAGTATCTCGTTAGCCTGTAACTCATACTGCACAGCTCTGCGGTCAGACTCAACCTCTGCTTGCTTGGCTTGCATCTGATACATCTTGTTTCTAGCCTGACCAGCTTGTATTGATCCGGCTGCACTAACTGCTGTTAATGTAAGAGCAATAGCTGTTACTGGGTCTTGATACTTCTGTCCAATATGCTTGTTTACGGCTGGGCCATTAAATGGATCACCGATTGGGCCATCAAAGTTTTTAAGGTCTTGTCTAGAAAATCTCATATTAAGTTCCTTGATGTGTTGCTACTTTGTACTCTAAACCGAGCAAGGTCATCTTTAATGGTACGTCTTGCTCAACTGTAATCTTGCCTTCTGTCGTATAACCCAATATGCCATGCAATGTCTTTGTGCCTGTGTATTCGTCAACTGCCTCATCAAGAATATCGCCAAACGCTCTGAATGGTACTTGGATTGTATTAATCTTTAAGTGTTGGGTGTTGGCAACCAATGCGTTAACCTCAACGATTCTCTTCTTAAATCCAATGCGTGTGCCTGTCTGTAGCTTTAGGTCAACTGGCATGGTTACGGCTCGTACTGTGATTGGCAAGCCAACCTCATATTTTGTTGCTGAAGAGCGTGGGAATGTGACTGTGCCACCGCCTGGTACTGTTTGATTAGCTTGTACAGATCCATCAAGAATGACGTTAACTGTCTCTGTAGCTACATGGCTCATTGAGACGGATGCAGCAGCTCCACCAGTTTTAGATGAGTCTGTTAACAAATCATTGTCAAAAGCCTCAACGTAGTATTGGAATGTGCCGTTTACATTGCGCTTTGCTATTGTGTAGATGGTTGAAATATCAACACCTACATCAACAAAGGATCCATCAACTGTAGTGAACTCTGATGGAGCGATTACGTTTTGCGCTCTTAATAACGAGAATACGGCCATTGTGCCGTCATCGCTGTTGGTAATTAGCAGTAAGTCGTTTTCGTCAGTAGCCACAGACCTACGCAAAGCCATGCGAGATGGAGTCCGTAAGAGATGCCCAGCAAGAAGCGATATCTTTTGTGTGACGTATGTAAGTTGCGTATCAGTATAAGCAAACTCATTTAATGCCTTTCCTTGTCTCTGTACAAACAATGTACCAGACTCTAACTGCTGAACCCGAATGCCTTCTTTAATGCCGTTACGGCTTGCTGTTTTAACAAAGAAATTCGTTGGAGTAATTGGGTCAAGACCATTTTGGGGAACATAGAACTCACCTCCTGTAGTAAACACTTGCAAGTCTCGGCCAGAGATAATGTCAACAATAGCGTTAAATGTATTGGTGTCTAGAGTTGCCTCTACCGCATCATCATCCAAACCCTCTGTTGGGTCAAAGTCAAAGAACAATCCAACCTTAGAACCCCATATGGTTGATGGGCGAGACTTCGATCCACCAAAGTACAGACGGCCTTCATGGAATGTTACAGAGCGTGGCCAGCCTTTACCGCTTGACCAAACATCTTCATAGCCTGATTCGTATTCCCATGAGCCATTAGCAATGGCTGATGTGTTAAAAAATGGGAACTCAGTAATTGCATCAACTGACGTGCCAGATGTGTACTTAACAATCTTGGCTCTGCCTTGTGGAGTTGCGTTGACATATTGACCAACGCTGCCAGCAGTAAACACGCTAGACGATGCGGTCAATGTAATCTTGCCCGATACAGCAGATGGTGTTAGCGTACCGGCTGGATTGCTAAACGATGCTGTAAACGCATACTTTGGAATGGAATCAAACGTAATAGCAGATCCTGTCCAAGTTGCATCTGTGCCACCCCTAACAATCTTAATTGGATTAATGTCAGGATGAACCACAATCAACGTGTCTGCCGATTGAGTCCATACAATATTAGCTAAACGTGTGCCAGTTAACCCAAGTGATGATGTATCAAGGTATGGGTTGCCAGAGCCATTGATGTTGGTAATCTGATTCTTGTTTTTGAATACATACATCCGATTATGCGTAAAGCAAAGCATATAGGAATCAGATGTGCTGAACTCAAACTCAACTAAACGTGTGCCGTTACCGGCTGACTCTGTGCTACTGTTTGGTAGTGATGCAATGTACTTTGTGCCGGGTCTACGTCTAATGCCACCCTGTGGCTGACAGACCACATTGGTGGCCTCTTCTAATGCGTTAGCGTAGGCTGCTAAATCAACCCTTGCTCGGAGCAATGGGTCTAACTCGCCTGTAGAAAAGTTTGTCTGGATAGAGACAAAGCGAGCCATTAATACCTCACAGCAATAAGTGAGAAATCATTAATAGCGTTTGTTGGCTGTCCTTGGCCATCAATATTCATGGCTTGTCTTAGGTATCCACCTCTGCCATTCTCTGCTGGTGATCCAATAGCGACAGACTGCCAATACTGGCTCTTCTCGGTTTGATCCGTAATAGGTAAAGCAAGATGCCAAGTCATCATATATTTGAGCAACTGCACAAAATAACTGGGCATATCGTATTCGGGTACGGCATATTGATAATCAATATAAACCTCTTCATAGTCAGTCAATAACTTGCTGCCCATGATTCTGTATTCTTTGCGTGGCGGGATGCCAACAGCGTTTGTATCATATACTGCTCTGGGCGATCCTAAGCGGTCTCCAGGCAGTTGATATTCGTAGCGGTACTCATTGGTAGGAGTTGTCACCAATCGAGCAATGGAGGTCTTTTTAAAGCTAAATGACCAAGGGTAAAGTATTAGGGCTTGATTGCGAATATCCGCATACAAGCGGTCAGCAATCGATGCCTCATCAGTTCCCTCGTTAAATGAGGAGATAGGCTTTGCGCCTAACATCACGCAAGCATCAGAACATATTGATAGTGCGGTATCGCCAGCTGCCATTTAAATCTCCAATGTAAGAATGGGCTATCGCCAGTTTTGCCAGCAATAG